ACAAAGGTATAAAACTTTCCTGTCTCTGGTATGGGTGTCACCGTTTGATTGAAGACCTCCATAATGGTTAACATTATTTCTTCAGGATCTGAAGTGTTTTCTTCTCGCAGAATACTTTTAAGATCCTCAACCCTTGTCATGATGCTAAACCAAGTTCTCTTTCTGTGATAATCTTAAATTCAATTCTTTTATCTTTACACCATTCATTTGCTGCTTGCCACTTTGCTTGATTTGTAGCATATGTTTTACATTCGTAGATGTATGATTGAGTCACTTTTTTTCTTTTTCTTGGAGGTTTTGTTTGTTTAAATGGCTTGACTTCAATCACATAAGTTTTTATTTCACCTGTATTTTCTTTTACTTTTATAATAAAGTCTGGAAAGTATCGACGAGTCTTACCATCAGGAGCAATATATGGTATAAAGAATTCTTCACTACCCCACTGTATAATATTTTCATTTAGATCACAATAACCACAGAATTTAGATTCCCAAGAACTACGACAGATAATATTATTAACATTACCTTTATATTTTTTTGGATTTCTGGGTTTGTAAATACTCTTCTTGCTTTCTGACATACATAATATAGTAGGTCAAATATTATTTAGATGGCTTCGCCAAAAGCAAAACATAAATCATTATCTCAATTAAAGGATACTATTCTTAGGCCTTCGTTAACTCCTTATTTCGAGGTTACGTTTCCTATACCTTCTAGAATGGGTGGTTTTATTACGAGTAATGAGAAGAGAGAGAACTTAACCCTGTTATGTAGTGAAGCTTCTTTACCTGGTGTGAATTTAGCAACTTATAAGGTTGATAATGATTTTCAAGGCATAACTGAAACAATGCCTCATAGAAAAGTTTATGATCAGAATTTACAATTAACTTTTTATGTTGATGCGATGGATTATTATCCAATAAGATTTTTTGAATCATATATTAATTTAATAACTAATAGTAGTAATGTTGATGCAAGTAGAAGTTATATCTATAGGATGGAATATCCTGATGAATATATGTTAGATGGATTATATGTTAGAAAATTTGAAAAAGAAGGTGGGTTTACATCAAGAAAAAGGAATGGATTTATTTCTGTTGGTGATGAAGGTGATAATCCTGCAGCAGGAAAAGGATTGACATATCAATTTTTAAGAAGTTATCCAGTTAGTATAAATTCAATGCCAATTTCATATGATAATGCTCAAGTTTTGAAATGTACTGTGACTTATACTTACACACGATATATTATGGAGGATCCTCTTTTTGTTTCAGGTGGTGGATCTAATTCCAATACAATAATTGCAAACGTACCAGAACTATCTAGATCTGAATTAAGACAATTAGTTCATCCTGGTTTTGGAAAAGGTTCGAGAGAAGATCCTAGCACTCCAGTTGGACAAATAGAAAATAAAAAGAAAAATAATAATTCTAAAAATCCTGCTGATAAATTCTTTTTTACAACTCTTTAATTAAGTCAAATAACCCCTATAAATAACAATACACTGAATTGTATTAGGACATTATGCCTTTACCAAAAATCGTAACTCCTAGCTACGAACTTGAATTACCATCAACTGGGGAAACTATTTCTTACAGACCCTTCTTAGTTAAAGAAGAAAAGGTGTTATTGATAGCTCTTGAAAGTGAAGATACAAAAGAAATTACTAATGCTATAAAGGCAGTGATTAAAAATTGTGTTAAAACAAAAGGAGTTAAAGTTGAAACTTTACCAACGTTTGATATTGAATATTTGTTTTTAAATATTCGAGGTAAATCTGTTGGGGAAGATATTGAAGTAAATTTAATTTGTCCTGACGATCAAGAAACAGAGGTGAAAAAGAAAATTAGTATTGATGATATTAAGATTCAAAAAAATGATAATCATTCTAATCAAATTAAGATTGATGAAAACATTACTATGGAAATGAAGTATCCATCACTTGAAGAATTTGTTAAAAATAATTTTGATTTCAATCAAAAAAATCAAATGGATCAATCATTTGATTTAATAGCCTCTTGTATTGATAAGATCTATACTGAAGATGAGGTTTGGGCAACAGCAGATTGCACTAAAAAAGAGATGAATGAATTCCTTGAATCTATGAACTCTTCTCAATTTAAAGATATTGAAACCTTTTTTGAAACTATGCCTAAACTAAAGCACACTGTTAAGGTTAAAAATCCAAAAACAAAAAAAGAAAGTGAAGTTGTTTTAGAAGGGTTAGCATCTTTTTTCGTCTAGCTATGGTGCATATGAGTCTTGAAGGTTACTTCAAACTTAACTTTTCGCTAATGCAATATCATAAATATAGTTTGACTGAAGTTGAAAATATGATGCCGTGGGAAAGAGACATTTATGTTGTTCTTCTTCAACAACATCTTGAAGAGGAAGAACGAAAGCAAAAGCAACAACAAGCGAATGGCCGTTAGCACTTCACCAGTAAAGATACTCTTAGATTTGGAGATTGATTTAGATAATCTTTCTTCAGATGAGGACTATCTTAGTGTGCTAATAGAAGCAACTAATATGCTTACTATCTCTAATCCTCGTGATGGTAGAATAAAAATATTACAAGATGAAATAAGGTCAATAAGAGCAGAGAGAAGAAAATCTGCTAGTCCTAAAATTAAAACTAAAAGAAAAACTATAAATGCAGCAAATCTTTTGGGTAGAGGTGTAAACAATCAACCCCAAAAATTATTAACTGCGTCTAAAATTTCATCTCAATCAAAGGTAAAAGAATCATTTGCTTTAAGTAAAACATTAAATATAATTATAAAAAAACTTGATTCAATAGAATCAGTTTTAGTAGAAAAAAGTAAATTAGATAAGAAGACTAATGAGACTAATCGTAAAGTCATAGAGAATTTAAGCAGGGAAGATAACGAAAATAGATTAGAAAAAGTAACAGGATTTATAACTGGGACAGCTAAAAAAGTTATTCAACCAGTTCAAAGTGTTTTAGGTAGAATTTTTAATTTTATAAAAACTTTAATTTTAGGAAAGATATTTATAAATTTACTTAAATGGTTTGGTAATCCCAGAAATCAAAAGAAAGTTGATTCCTTAATTAAATTTTTTAGTAATAACTGGGGTAAATTATTATCTGCTTATTTGGTATTTGGAACAGGTCTTGGTAGATTTGTACAGTTTTTAACTAGAACATTAATATCAGGAGCAGTAAAACTTACAGCACTTACAGCAAAACTTCTTGCGGCAAAAGGTGTAAAGGGAGCAAGAGGATTTGCAAGAGCTTTTAGTGGAGGAAGAGGAAATAAATTATCAAGAGGTCTTCAGGTAATAGGAACCACTGGTGCAGTTCTGGGCATAGGTAATATGCTTCAAGGAATGGAAGAGGGTGGTGGTGTAACATCTCAAACTGGTGAAAAAATTAATACTGGAACACCAGACACTCAATTAACAGCTCTCCAACCTGGTGAGTTTGTAATGAGTAAAGGTGCAGTTCAAAAGTTTGGAGTAGATGCTCTCCAATCTATGAATGCAATGGGAGGTGGATCTGGTATACCCAAGATGATGGGTAATATTCAACTTGCAAACAAAGGTGGATTAGTTGGTAAGAGTGATAAAGGTGGTAAGAGTGGTATGAGGGATCTTCCTCCTGGACCCAATGGTGAAATATTAAGAGTTAGTAGTAATGTAAGAGATTTTAATAAGGATCATTTTGGCACTACAGGATATCGTTTAGGTCAGAGAAACCCACGAACTTTGTTTTCAGGTAGATCAAAGTTTACTGAAAATACCACTTTAACATCTAGTACTAAAGAGGATAAACTTTCTGGATTAAAGAACTTCTTATTTAATAGAGATTATGATAAATTTACTTTTGATGATAGTGAGATTGGTCTTACAAAGTATACTGAGAATGTTAGAAAGACTATAGGTGGAGAAACCTTTACTTCTAGTAAAACTTATAGATCAGAATCGGCCTCTATTGGTGTTCCCGATTTGATAGAACATCAGGATCAATTATTGAAACAGATTCATAGAATAAAAGGATTTGAAAATATTAGCATAGGTGATGTCATAAATGGCAGAACAGGTATGTCGCAGGATCAACTCTTACCTATTCTTAGAAAGAGTGATGCACAAAAAGCAACGCTTGAAAAACAGGCAGCAGCAAGTGAGATTGATAGAAAAGCTATGGGTATTAAACGAGGTGAAGGATATAGTTATTTTCAAACGAATTTTAATAAAGGTGGTTTAGTTCCTGATATAAAAGGTTATAATGAGGGTGGTTTTGTTGATGCTCTTGGTAAAGGTGCTAACATAGCGATGATTGCAATGGATGTCGCTGCACTTGCTGGATTATTGTTCCCAGAACCAACTACTAGTGCTCTTGGTGCTGCAAGACTTGCAATGAGATTTGGTGGAAGAGGATTAGGATTGGCAAGAGGTGCTCGTATTGGTGCTACTGGTCTTAAGAGTGGTGGATTTAACGCACTTAGAGGAGCTAAAAATTTACATACAGGTAGTGGTGGATTGTTAAGTCCTTTTGGAAGAGGTGTATATTCTGCACCTAATGTTGGAAGAGTTGGATCAAGCGGATTAAGACCTGGAACTGGTGCTGCAAGATATACAAAATTTGGTTCTAACCCATTAAAGTCTGGATCTGATATTGGAGGAGGTGTTGTTGGTAGTATTGTTCCAGGTGGAGCAAGAAGGATAGGTGGTATAGAACCACAGTCAGTGGTTAATCCAAAGATGTTCCAGAAAGGTCAAAAATTATTTCAAAAATTACAGCAAGGTGCATATGGAAAAAGTGCAACTGCTAATAGATTAAGATCTCAAGCGAGTATGTCAGGATTTAAGGCAGGACAATCAAACATACCAATTCAAAATATTCCTAAATTTGCAGAGGGTGGTTCTATTGGGTCAATGAACCCTACGAGTAATCTGATTGACATTAAACCACCTATGGGAGGGGGTATTCAAGTCATTGTTAATGAACCTACTAGGGAGGTTATTAATCAAACTGGATCTTCTCCAACATATGGAAAACGTGAAAGACCTGTTGCTGGTTTTTCTAGATCTTTTGATAAGATAGAAACTTTGGGGATAGCATAGAATGGCAATATTAAAATCACTTCCAACTTCTGCAAAAATTAATGGAGAATCTGTACAAGGTAATCTCTTAAAAATAAAGTCATCTGTAATTAGAGTTGATAAAATCTTAAAAAAAGATTTTCAAAAAGAAAAAAAAGATGTTGAATTAACACGTCGAAGAGCAGAGAAAATTTTTAGAAAAAAATTAGAAAATAGAGTAGAACAAAAAGATAAACTTGATAAAGTAGCACCTGAAAAAATATCTGTACCTGGATTAAGCTTTCTTGATTCTTTTAAAAGTTTTGTTTCTAAAGTAGTACTTGGATTCTTTGCAATAAAATTATTACCATTGTTACCTAAACTAATTCCAGTTGCTATTGGACTTGGTAAGTTTGTTAATTTCATTATTAATGTTGGCGGTAGACTTCTTAATGGAATAATATCTTTTGTTGATTTTGGTTTCAGAGCTGGAGAAGCAACCAATGGATTTATTAAACAAATTGGTGGAGAAAAAACTGCTGAAATATTTTCAAAATTTGGTGGTGCAATAACTGGACTGATTGATGCTGCTCTCTTAATAGGATTATTAAGTCTAAATGAATCTGGTCAGGACTTTATGTTTGATCAGAAAAATAGAAAACCAAAAGGTCCGAAAGGTGGTGGACCATTAAAGGGTATAAAAAGATCTCTTAAAAGAACATCTTTAAAAAGTTTTGGAAAGACTGGTACTAAAAATTTAGCTAAATTTGGAAAAGGTTTAAAAAATTTCGGTCCATTAAAAATAATATTTACTGTACTTGATTTTACTGGTCGTAGATCACAGGGTCAATCTATTTTACAATCAGTTCTTGGATCTGGTGGTGGTCTAGCAGGATTTTCAGCAGGTGCAAAAGCAGGTGCAGCACTTGGTACGCTTGTTGCACCAGGAGTTGGTTCTCTTATTGGTGGATTTATTGGTGGTATGATTGGTGCTTCTCTTGGTGCAGGTATTGCTGATAAAATAACTGGTGCAAATAAGATACAAGGAAGAAATGAAGGTGGTCTTGTAAAAGGAAAGGGGCAAGATAGATTTAAGAGTAAAGAAGATTCTTTGTCTCTTTCAAGAAAAATTAGTGGTATTGAATTTGATCAATCTGCAAAACAAGTATTCCCAAATAATGTATTGGAAATGCCACAATCTGGAGAATATATCTCTGGTGCATTTAAGGATATTACACAAAAACCTAATGTATATGGTCCAATAACAGGTTTATCATATAAGATGTTGACTGGTCAATCCATGTCCAACACTGAATTTAAAATAGCTAGTGATAATTTAAAAGCAGCATCAAAGTTTGGATTTTCTACTGAGTCCTTAAGAAAATATTTTACTCAAAACTCTTCAAAAATAAGTCGAATGAGAGTAGATGCTGTTAGTAATCCTGAAGAAGAGCCAAAAATTCCTGCTTTTGTAAGAGCTATTGGTACTCTTGGTAGACTATTTGGTATTGATACAACACCTGATCCAGATGGTCAAAGAATAAATGCTAGTTTAAAAGAATTGCGAGTCTTAAGAATGGTAAGTGCTATTGCAGTAAGCGTTGCAGCAGCAATCGCAATAGCAATTGTTACAGCAGGTATTGTTGGTATTATCGCTTTCTTTAACCCTGCATTGGCTGCTTTCATATCTAAACTAGTGGCAAGTATGCCAAAACTCTTAGGATTAAAAGGTTTAATCCCTAAAGGTTTTGGAAAAATATTAGTAACTAAATCTGGAGGAAAGGTAGATGTTGCAAAATTTAGAACTGCTAGAGAAATTATTAAGAAAAGCTCTCCAAGAAAAGGAATTGAAAATCCATTAGATATTACTGGGTTCAGTAAAAGAAAAGTTGTTAAAAGATTAAATGAATCTCAAAAACAATCTCTTTTTTCTCGTCGTTCTTCAGGACAGTTAGATTTTGGTGGAATAAAAGATACTAAACAATTAGAATTGTCTAGAAAAATATTAGATCCTAAAGGATATGCTGCGAGAATTAAAAATCTCAAAGGCGGTGGTGGTAGTGGTAGTAGTAGAACTGCTGATATTAACGAAGCACTTAAAAAATTTGATGCTGGAGATGATTTACTTAGATCAGTTGAAGGTGATCCTAAAGTTCTTGGTGCTAGATCACTTGTTGAAAGAGAAACAGGATCAATTATTAGAAAATTTAAAGAAGTGCAACCACCACCAGGATCTACTTTAACTAGATCAGAGATAGGCCAAGCAGCAGAATCTACTAATGTTCTAGAAAAAATAATAGAAATATTGAAGAGAAAGGGTGCTATGGATCCTAATGCTGCAACAAATGTTAATCCTATAACCAAAACATTGAGAAAAGGAGGAGGACTTTCTGGAAATCAGGTTCCAGAAAATTTAAGTACATCAGGAACGAAATTTTTTGAACCTCCAAAATTTAATACAGGTGGTTTAGTAAAGGGTGCAGGTGGAATTGATAACATTTCTGCAATGCTAAGTCCCAATGAATTTGTTCTTGATTTTGATACGACAAGTGCTCTTCGTTCTAATTATCCAGGATTTTTGAGTGCGTTAAATAAAGCAAGTGACAATGAAGACATTATTAATATTCTTCAAAACTATGCATCATATGAAAGTGGTATTGGTGGTGGTTCAAAAGTTATTTACATTGATGCACCAGTAACTAAAGAGATAAATATTGCATCAGATACATCTTCAGGGGTTGTAGCACCATCCTCTAAACCAAGATCAAATCCATTTAGAAGGTTGGCTAGAGTAGGGTAATTATGGCAGATACGAAACGTCAATCAATATCCATAGATGCAGAAGCTTCTGCTATAAAAAAGGTAAGTATAGCCTCAAATTCTACAGGAAAAGTTGCAGAATTAGCAGGAGCTACAATATCTCTCAGATATTCTGAAAGTATATTTGATGATACTTTATCAGTTTTAGTATCTTCTGTTGATACAGGAAATACAATTGCTGGTGAAGATGATGGTTCTCTTACAACGGCGATTGATGGATTGCCTATTGTTGGTACAGAAAAGGTTTCAATTAAAATTGAAGATAATCTTGAGAATACTATTGAACTTGATCTATATGTAAACAAAGTCAATGTATTATCCAGTGATACTAAAAGAAATACTATTGCCATTAATTTAGTATCAAAAGAATTTATTTTTAATGAAAAGATAAGAGTCAATACTAGATTTGATGGTAAGATATCTGATCACATAAAAAAAATTATACAAGATAATCCTAACTATTTAAAAACAGATAAAGAAATTGACATAGAGGAGACTGATAATAATTATAATTTTATTGGTAACAATAAAAAACCATTTCATTTATTTCATGTCTTATCAAAAAAATCAGTGCCAGTTGGTAAACTAGGAAAGAGTGCAGGATTTTTTCTTTTTGAAACTTCAGATGGATTTAAATTTAAATCTATTGATAGTTTATTTGATAAGGAAAAAAATCCAATAAAAAAATCTATTTTGTTTGATGATTCACCTGATGAAAAGGGAGAAAAATTACCACCACAATATGATGTTAAGGCGATGAGATATTTTCCAAACAATGACATTGATGTTAAATCAAAATTATTAGTCGGAGCTTATTCAACTCGTATGATAAGTTTTGATCCTTATACTTTTGATTATAAGATTACTACTAGAGATGTTTTTGATTCCTCAACAAAATCTTCTGGTAAAAAACCAGAGGATGAGGGTTTGGAGGATAACTTGACAAAGGCTGCAGAGAATTTACCTGTTTTAAATCGAGAGTTTACTAGAGAAGAAGATAATCGAGAATACAGTAGGACAACTTATTACATTGGAGACACTGGATCTCTTCCCTCTGGATCAGGTTATGGAAAGGAACAAGAACAATTGAAAAAATCTGCAGATCCAAACTTTAACCACACTCAGATTGTAAATCAATCAATAAGGAGGTATAATCAACTCATTGCCTCTTCAGCCATTGTAGAAATACCTGGCGATCTATCATTACATGCTGGAGATTCTGTCTTCTTTGACGCTCCTGCTATCACATCAGATAAAAAAGGAGATATCAATAAACAAACTGGGGGTCTATATATTATATCTGATGTTGTTCATGAACTTTCGAGTGATCAAACCATAACAACACTCAATTTAGTCAGAGACTCTTTTGGTAGAAAAGGCACACCAATTAAAGGATAACCATTATGACTATTAAACACGACTTAGAACATGAGGTCTACATTGACCCCAAAGACGGTAAAGAGCATACTAATCATGGTAAGCATGAGTATACTAAGGAAGACTTAGAGAACGTTCATGCTGATTATGATCAGTATCATAAGGATGACAAAGTAGATCCTAATGAAGGTAAGATTAACGATTATCATACAAGACATGAGGATAGTCATTTAGAAATTTATTGTGACAATCATCCAGATGCGGATGAGTGTAAGGTATATGACGATTAATTCATGGAAGGAGGCGAATTATTTAATACCGAAATTTTAGGACAAGGTTTTACCTGGTGGGTAGGGCAAGTTGTTGATGATTCGGCTTGGAGAGATAATATAATACCTGGAAAATTTGATGATCCAGAGAGTAGTAAGGGATGGGGATATCGATATAAGGTAAGAATAATTGGACTCCATGATAGAGATGAAGAATCTATCAGTTCCGATCAATTACCTTGGGCAAATATAATTTATCCTGTTACTGCTGGTGGTGGTGGAGCTGCGGCCTATCAAACACCAGCAATTCGACAAGGTAATTTTGTTTTCGGATTCTTTCAAGATGGTATGGAACAACAAGTTCCTACAATCTTAGGAATTATAGGTAATAATGGACAAATTCCAACGAATGGAGAGTTCGTAGATGGTGGTAATACATTTAGTTGTGCTGATTCGTTTAGTGGAAATCAAAAAGTAGAGAAGGAAAGAACAGAACTACCAGATATACCTAAGTATTCTTTAAATAGTAATCCCAATAAGAAAGAATCTACTCTTGATGAAAAGCAAAAAGATCATCAAGAGTCTGTAAAACAAAGTAATGAAATAGGATTTAATAATACTCCTAGAGGTAGAGCAGCAGAAAAAATATTTCAAAATAGTTTTAAAAAATCACAGGAAAAACTTAGAAAAGTAATTTCTGAATCACCGTTATCTTCTCCTCTTGGAGGTAAGACTACTTTTCAATCTGTGATAACTAACTGCGTTAATGCAGGGGAAATAGCTAAAGATTTTTTATACCAACAAAATACTGCCTTATTACAAACTCATAACGTTTCAGATTCTGCAACAAAGTCTATGCAAATTGCCATTGATAGATTTGCATTTGAATGTGATAAAGTAAAATCATCTATAACAACTGGTGGATACCCTGACATGGTTTCCTTAAGAAGTAATAGAGTTAATCTAAAAGCTAAAATGGAAAATTTAGCAGATGAATGTTCTGGATATATGTCAATAATGACAGATCAAATGATGCAGTACACAAATAAGATTACTAATTCTAGTTTGATAGAAACGATGACAGAGATGCCACCTAGTATGAGATTCATGATGGCTGATATGAAAGAGATAACTGGCATAGAAACTTTGAAAACTTATAAAAATATTGGTAAAAATATTCCATCACAATTAACTTCTGTTTTGGGTAAATCATTTGATATAGATGATATTTTAGGAAAAGCAGTTGATAGTGTATTAAATCCCCCCACTAATATAAATTTTCCATTTCCGCTTCCAAGGGGATCAACAACATCAAATTTTCAAAACTTAGCAAGTAGTGTAGTAGATCGTGTTACACAAGTTCGTAACAGGAGAGACCAAGCTAGAAGAGTTGCTTCTATACCTGCTACAGATGGTGCTCAAACACCCTCAACTGGAGATATTCCATATTCAGCACCAGTTGAAAGTATACCTCCATTACAGGAACCACCTACCTATGAAGAGTTTGAAGAAATTCTATTAAGTAATTCAGAAGATGGTGTTATAGAATTGTCTACAGACTTACTACCGAAGGCAACTACACCTGAAGTTCCAATTTGTTATGCTGAAGATGTTATTGCAGACGTAATTAATGCCAATAAAGAAGTAATTGAAGAGGCAAATAAAGCAATAATCTCAAATATGAATTCCTTTATTGATGATATGAAATCAATTATGGGTGAGGATGAAACTGTTGTTGAGGATACAGTGGATGACAATTCAGTTTTATCAATAACAGATGAAGAAGTTTTAGATCAAACTAGAGGAGGAAGTCTTTATGTAACTGCTAATAATTTATCCACTGGAATTTATGGTAGCATAAAAGCTGGTGTTACAACATCAAATGGATCTGGATGTATTGTTGATGTTGTGGTAAGCACGGGAGGATTAGCTGGATATGGAGATGCGTCTGCAGAACATTTTACTTGGATTAGTCAAGGAACTGGATACACTAATCAAAACGCAGTTAATTGTAATGGTGGATCTGGAACTGGTATGAAAGTTAATTATATTGCTACCGCAGGTCAAATAACATCTCTGTATGTTCATACAACAGGAACAGGATATAAAGTTGAAGATGAACTTACGATACAGGCAGGTAATTTTGATGCTAAATTCACTCTTAATGTTGTTGAAGGAAAAATAAATGATGGTGGCATTACGGTTGTTAATGCAGGATCTAATTATCAAGATGGTGATGTTTTATTTGTTATAGGTGGAAATAATGATGCCACATTTACTGTTACAGCAACAAGGAAAAAGGCTGAACCCTCAACATCAGGAGGAGGTGGGGGAAAAAGTGCATTAGATGGTATATCTGGATTGTTGGGTAAGTTAGGTGGTATAGAAGGTAATTTAGCTGCTGCTCTAGACTTTAAAAATATGAAACTTAATGTGTTTCCTTTTGAATTACCTACTATTCCCTCTCCTAATGAGTATTTTAATTTTGGTGCTGGTGGATTAGGACTACCTCAAGTAAAACTTCCAAGCAAACCCTCTCTAGCTAACGCTGTAAATACACTTAAGAATAAAGTGCCAATAGCAGACGCACAAAAGTTTTTAACTCCATTCCCTCAACAACCATCTCAGAAGTTTTTACCTAATGGAACTGCTGAAATAGTTGAAAATTTAAAAGATAATAGTCAAGAACTTATTGGAAGTCTTAAAAATATCGCTCAAAATTCTCAAATAAATAGAAATGGATAACTAATGCTAATAGCAATTGATATAATTTAAGCATGTCTAACGATCCTTCTGACAATAAAGTTAATCTCTTTGGGCCTCTCACCAAGGATGAAATAAGGGTGGGATATATTTCTGAAGATGATGGGTATGTTGAATCTATTTCGATTTGTGAAGCTAATAAGTATGCAAAAGATCATCCAGACACTGCTTTTATTTTTAGAAACAGAGACAAAGTATTATATTTAAATATAAATCAAGTTAACCAATTAGATCCATCTATTTTGGTTCCAAATAAATCTGGTGATAGTTGTGATGGAGTTAAAATAGAAAGTGATTGTAGTAAAAAACCAACTGTTGCTAATTTTTATGGAGGTGGTGGCGTAGGTGTATTGGGTAATCCTATCATTGGAAAAGATGGTGCAGTATTAGCTATAGATTTAGTTGAGGGTGGTTTTGGTTATAAGTATGGCCCACTTTTAGAAGTAAAGGATGGATGTGGAGTTGGTGGTGGTGCTCGTTTTAGATCAGTTTTATCTGATGATGGAATTGAAATAGAGACTTTTAAATACTATGATGAGGATGCTTTTGAAGAAGAGTATAATATATGTGATCCTAGCCCTGCAGAGGAGGCAGGTTATGGTAGACTTTTTAATCTTAAAGGTGAAGATATAGGGCCTTGGAACCCATACAAGTATTTGCAAGGAACAAAAAGTGCAAATGATATCGAAATAGATGAGTATCAAAAATTACTTGATGAATTTAAAAATCCTTTTTGGATTGCAAGGGAACAGCAAAATGTAAAAATAACTTCTGATGATAAAGTAACATCTAAAAAGTACGATGTGATTCATTGGGCTTGGGGTAGTATTCCCGATCCAAAAGGAGAATATGATATATCAATCGATCCATCAAAAGGCAATATTTTACCAGATAAAGTTTGGTTGAATAATCAATATTACAATGCTAATATTGAAAATTTTATGAATGCAAATGCAATATCTCCAGTTCCACCATCAAATGCGATTGGCACAGATTATGGTGGAAAACTTTATTCGTTTGAGTGGGATGTTGATTTTCCTTATGATGGAGAGTATTCATTTATAGTTCAATGTGATAATGAAGGTACTTTGTTTATTGATGGGGAAAAGATATCAACTTTTTCTTTAGGGACTGGAGGAGCTCGTGGTGATGTTTTATCTCCACCAAAAAAGAAATCTGTTAAAATTGTTGAGGGTTCTCACTCTGTAAGATTTGATCTTGTCAATGGTGTGTGGACAGAAAAAGTTGCTAAACAAACTAATGAAACTTCTACTTCAAACACGGTAGATTTTAAATTTACAACTTCAACTCTTCATGGTGCTACTGCATCTATTGAAGAACTTGATATGAGTATCGAGAAAGCATTTGGTACTGATCAGGTCACGGAATCTTTCAATAGATCAGTCGAATATGGAAAAGTTTATGATGTTTTATTGGGAAGTAATACTATAAGATCGCAAACTATACCTTCCAACAATAGAGATATTACATTTGATGGTCTCCATCCTGCAAATAATCCCATCACAGTT